GCAAAAATATCTATCATTGTTGCATCCTCTTTCTTTATGATATAATATGGTAGACAGCAGAGAAAGAGATACGGTCGCCCCGGTAACAGCAGAACAAGTCTCAGAACGCTCTCAGACTATACTCTCACTCTAACAAATAGGTGCTACAATGGCAACAGCGAATCCGATTCGTTTTTCCAACATGGAAAATATCCTTCGCCTTTCTGCGATGATCTCCCAAGAAATCAACCTCCTTTTAAAAGATAATTCTAACCTTCGAAATACTGGTCTTTTGAGTTATCAAGGTTCCATCAATGGAACCGGCTCTGATACCGTCCGCGTACGTCTTGCTGGTCTTGACGGCTTCGACAGCATGGCAGCAGCTACAAATGAGATCTCAGACGAAAGTGCAAACAAAACAGCTCTGACAATTTTGAATGCAGATCTTATCGCTGCTCGTCAGTATATCATCTACGAGATGTCAGATCTTGCCTCAATGACTGGATTCGGTGGTTCTGACATTGACCCTTTCCGTATCGCTCAGTCGATTGCAGGATCTTATGAAACACGATTCGCACAATTGACCGGAGCTTCTGCTGCTTCCTTTACTCAGACAGCAGGAGCGAACACAACGACTCTTTCTGTAGATGACTTCTTCGACGCAATATTCAAGCTCGAGCAAGCCGGATTCGGTACTGGCTCTGGTGGTGGTGCTCCTGGACCCTATGCCTGCGTCCTCGCGCCTAAGGCACTGACAGAGCTTCAGGACAGTTTGCGCAATGAGACCGGGAATGCTATCTCTCGAATGCAATCCTCTATGGATATGCTTCAGGTGAAAGGAGAAAACTTCAAGGGTTCTCTCTTCGGTGTTGATGTCTACTCATCCGCTCTCGGAGTAAATCAAAATGCATCCTCTGGCTTTGATAACTACATGATCAGCCCAATGGCTCTCGGTTATGTTGACGGTATTCCTGCGGGAGTACGCGGATCAGCAGACCTGATGTCCATGGGCAAGGTAGTAGTAGAATTCGATCGTCGTCCAATGTCTGCATCTACATTTATTGTAGGACATGCATATATCGGCTGTGGAATTATCACAGATGACAAAGGTGTGAAGCTACTATCTAAGCGCTAGAAGATTGCAATGTCGGGAGGCTGCATGGTCTATCATGTAGTCTCCGGATGATGCAGTCTCCCGGCCTTTTTTTTAAATGGAGACTACATGAACTACACAAATTTTTCGCAACCGTGGGAAGAGAAGACGCAAGTCGACACACGAATCCCAGTCCGAGCGAACGCAAGATTTTTCTATGCACACAATCCAGAGAATTGGGAATTAAAATTGTACACGACACAGACAGACGACGGAAAGAAGAAGAAGACACAGGTTATTCCTGTTCTGCTTCCCGTGCTGTCATCCATACCAGAGACACCAGGTGTCAACGGAACGAGAGCTGTCGGAGGACGACTCGACTCGTCGTATATGCGTACAACTTTAAAAGATAACGGATGGACAATATTAGACGCCTCAGAAGAGGATTATCTTCGTGTCTATCCTGCTCATAAGGGAAATTATTATACAAGTAAATGGATAGGGATCGAGAAGGTCGGGAAGAGAATGATCGAGCACTTCGATCAGGACGGATATGATGACTGGAGACTTTCTCTAATGACATCCGGAAAGATCTCAACACCACATCCAAAAATTGCTTCTCTTCGTCTTATAGGAATGAACAGAGCTCTCTCCAGACTAGAAAGAGACCAGCATATCCCCGAGGTCCTGAATCGTCTCAAGAGCAAGCAGGACGAGCTCACACAGACAAAGAAAGCAATAGCACGTATCGAAAAACTAGGAAGGCTAGCGTATGAGCTCCGATAAAGAAAAGAGACAAGCAATCGACCGGATCGCGCAGCGAGTATCCAGACAAAGCAATTTATCACATCGAGACGCTCGTGATCTCGTTGTGAAACACATTAACCGAGCAGAAAACAAACGGAGTCAATAATGGCCTATTCAGACAAAGCAGAATTCAAAATTCCTCGCCATCTTGTACAGCCTGGATCTGTCAATCCAGAGACAATTACTGTCAACAAGTCCTTATCATACAAGGATGGCAATTATCAATTGTTGAAAAATAATACAGGTTCTCTCGATTGTATTCTTCCCTTGTACAAAGACGGAGCGTATTTCTGGATCAAGAGTCGCGCGTCCTCTACACATAACATTGTAGTGAAGGACACAGACGGGAATAGTATCGCGACATTGACAGCAGGTCAAGCAGTCCTCTGTGTCTCTAATGCTGTTGCCTGGTGGGACGTAATAAAGGCATAATATGACGACATCCTCTATTCCATACGCTGCACAGATCAGAGCGATCGAACTACTCGAGAGAGGCAAGTCTCAAAAGACACACCTTAAAGTATATCGAGACGGATCGCAACTGGTCCCAACAGCTGCGACATATACTCTTATCAAACCGACGGGAGCGGATCTCGTGACAGGAGAGACGGCTCTGATCAATGGATCAGGGACTGTCTCATATACACACAGCTCTGTCGAATTGTCGGATACCGAATCACTCGGAGAGGGATATGTCCAGGAATGGACTCTCACCATCGACGGAGACCAATATCTCTTTCGTCGAATGGCTGCTCTCGTCCGTAGACGCTTGTATCCTGTCGTTTCAGACATTGATCTGACTGCGACATACTCCGATCTGAATAATGTCCGTCCTTCGTCTCTGTCGAGCTATCAGCAATATATCGATGATGCATGGTATCAGATACTACGCAGGATAAGAAATAGAGGAATGGGATATGAGTATCTTATGATGAGCGCAGAGTCCTTTTTCGAGGCTCACAGACATCTATCTCTCTATCTCATATTCCGAGACTTTCACTCATCCCTCGGACAGAGCAACGGTCGATATTTGGATCTCGCGAATGAGCACTACAAGCTCTATCGTGATGAGTTCGACTCGATCAATTTTGTCTATGATACCGATCACGACGGAGAGGCAGACGACGCGAACAAGCGGACCCGAGGACAGCCGACTGTCTTCCTCAATCGTCCTGGCGAGTACTATCGGAGACGGAGATACTGATGTCTGCTGTCTCGGTAAAGGAAGTTCAAAATGCACTCGCGACAAAGATCGGAGAGCTCTCCGGATTCAGAGAGGTCCGACAGCTGCCTGAATTGTTCGGTCGTACTCAAAATACACTCGCTCACCTCGGTTTCTCTGTTGATGTCGGCACATCTAATCAGTCACCAGAGAGACAGAGGATCTCTGTCGGACTATATCTCGATACGACAATCCGAGTCCGCTTTGCTTTTCGTCTTCGTCCTCATGATCTTATATTGGACTATGGGAATGCTCTCGACAAAGAGCAGGAAGTAATTAAAACATGCATGGCTCGAAACTTTGGGAAAGCAATCGAGATCCGATTTTTGCGGGCAACAAGACGAACACCAGACAGTCAAGAATATCTAATCTCAGAAATAGAGCTCTCGGCTCTGCATACAATATCACTAACATAATCAGGAGTCAGTTATGGCCTATTCTACCTTACCCAAAACAAGACGAGACGCTGTCCTTACTTTACGTGACGGGACAGGATCCCCGATCACTCTCGAGATCGAATACGAAGAAGGGAACGTCACTTTTGATACACCAAAAGAAGCACAGACTGTCATTCGTGATCGTGGTGTGATCACAACAATCCGAAAAGGAGATAGCGAACCAGCAGCGACAGGATCTTTCTCTGCATTCTTCCGACAATTTACAGACGGAGCAGAAGCCGGATCTCTTCTCGACTTTGTAAACAATACAGGAAACTATCATACGAACACATCAACCGGACTCTCTGGTGTTCCTTTCGTAGAGTTCTACTGTATCGACATCGTGTATCAAGTAGATGCTTCTTCTGTCGATGCTGGTGAGACTGCACACACAGCAACACTATCAAAATGTGTCTGTACTGCTTCATTCACTGAAGGAGACCCGAGCTCTTTCACAATTAACTTTACTTGTTATGGTGGTGTTGCTTACACCTAGATAGCATAATTGGAGACTACAATGAAAATAACTATCGCGAAAATGGGAGGAGAGATTGAGATCTCCTCTCCCTCTCTTGCTACATGTTTCGAGTTCGTCTCTCTCTGGACATCAGAGTCAGACAATGCGCAGTTAGCGAGACTATGCGCGGGATCGATCGGAGTATGTATTGATCATCTTGCCAAGCTACCTAAGTACAGACCTAGCCGACATCGTGCTTCTGATTATGGTCATACTTGTCTGGATCGTCTTCTCGAGATCGGAGTGACACCCTCTGTCATTTATTCCGAGGGAGTTAAGTGTCTTACACACATGACGACACGAATCCCGACAGAGAAAGAGGTCGATGAAAAAGCAAATTTTATCTCTACGGAAGAGCAGGACATCTCGACAGACTAGCACTTCAGATATCGCGGTTATGGGGACAGCATCCGCGATGGTTCCAAGGACTAGATAAAGACATACAGATCGATCTCATTGCAGACTATATTCTCGACCAAGAAGGAAAAAAGGAACGAGAAGAAAGAAAAAGAAAGTATAATATGCAACAAGTACAGAGAATGAGAGAGAGAAACAATGTCTAAAATCTTCGTCCGACAAGGGAATGCAGCAGTCTCCGTCTCTGATGAGATGGAAAGACTAGTGAAGCAGCTGCTCGATGCAAATCCAATTATCAAGAGAGCAATCGAGGACGAGATCGAGCAGGTCTATCAGGACGCCTATAGACAATGGCCAGTAAGAGTCATTCCTCCAAAGAGCGCAGACAGACGAAAAGAGCAGACGATATATGCCATTCAGCAGAGCGGGAAGACGAGACAGGACGCTCTCGCAATCGTCGAAGAGATGACATTCACACCGGAAGAGGGAAGGATCTCACCAAAGAGCCAGGACTCCAAAAATAAACTAGAGAGAGGGATCATGGTAACATCAGACGAGCTCATCGGCTTTGTAAGAAATACCGCTCCTTATGCATGGGCAATAAGGACAGGGACATATACTCTCAATAATCTCGCGTATGGTACGCGTACCAGTAACGAATTATTATGGGCTCCAGTACGGAAAGCAGGGAACAAGCTCGCGAACGTACTTGCAGACGATCTACTCCGGAGGGCTTCAAAATAATGGCAGATTTTAACAAGAGCGTAGAAATAACGCTCAAAGCAAACATAAAACAGCTACAGAAGAACCTCGAACAGATCCCAGGGATGACAAAGAAGGAAGCGTCGAAGATGGTCCGCGCGCTGTCCTCTGAGTTCAACAAAGCACAGAAAGCAGCAAAGAAAGCAGCCGAGGAAAGCCGGAAAGCAGCGAAAGCGTCTGCGAAAGCATTCGAGGAATCATCCGAGAAGATCGGAGAATCATTCAAGTCAGCAGCAGACGAAGCAGCCACAGCAGCCAAAGAGATAAAGGTATCATTCGAGGACGCAGCAGAGGAGACAAATGTCCTCGCAGAAAACTCCGAGGCAGTCGCGACGGCTTTCGGGTCTGCGACTCTTGCTCTCGACAAACTTGCTCCGGGTATGTCAGAGACAACCAAGAACGCTCTCGAGATGGCTGATGGACTAGCGACAGCAGCAGAGCAAGCGATAAAGGGAGGACCTGCGACAATGGCTCTGACAGCTGCGATCGTTGCCGGGGCTGCTGCGTATGAGCTATATACTAAATCTTCAAGAATGGCAGCAGAGCAGCAGAAAAGACTCGCGGAGGCTCAAAAGCTAGCCAATGAAAAATTGGACGAACAATTCTCGATTGTACAAAATATCACGGGAGATTTCAAAAATGCAAACAGAGAGTATCAGCTACTCACAGGACAAATTACACAATTAGAATTTGACCTGATGACTGCTCGCGATCGATCAACAGCAAAGACACAGCAAGAGCTCGAGATACAACAGAAAAGAGTAAAAGAACAACAGAGACTAGTTCGAATTTTAGAAAAAGCTCGCGTCTCTACAAATAATCTATCGGACCAAGAAAAAGAGCTATTGAATACGGCAATGGCTACAAGTAAGATTCGATCCGTCTCTGCGGGTCTAACAGGACAAGAGTCTGTCGATCAGATTACACTAATCAAATTCAAAAGTGAATTACTCGGAAGACTGCAAAAAGAAAAAGATTTCGCTTCTGCGATCACGAGACGAAGAAAAGAAGCACTAAAAGAAGAAGAAAAACTAATAAGAGCTAAAGATGAGCTAGCCAAAGAGCAAGAGAAAGAGAAAGCTCTTGATGAAAAAAAAGCAAAAAGGGAAAAGCAAAGAGCCAAGGACGCAGAGAATCTAAAGGCAGTACTGGCAGAGATCGAAGAGATCGAACAGGTCACACAGCAAGCAAAAGAAAGAAACGCTTCTCTCTCTTTGTCTATGTTGTCACCAGAAGAGCAGATCAGAAAGAGCACGTCCGATCAGGTATCGGCACGAAGACAGCAGACTGAAGACCTAAAGGGACAGGTCAAAGCGACTCAGATATTGGCACAGACGGAAGCCTCTCGAGAGGCTGCGCGTGAATCAGAAGCAATCGCACAGGAGGCAATCGGCGAACTTCTGAAAGAGATAGGTCTCATAGAGATGCAAGGACAGAAAGAGCTCGATGCGCTCAAAGAACAGAATCACAAGAGAGAGCAAGAGCGGAAGGACAAAGAGAAAAAGGAAGCGAAAGAGACAGAGCGAGAAAGGATCGCAGCAATACGAAGAGAAGCAGCAGAGATCGGGGAGATCGGGAACCTGACAATCGGGACTTTTCGCAATAGCATCGAGACAATTCAGAATGTCTCGAAAGCAGCAGGAGTCGAAAATGCAGGCTTGATACGTGCTCTCTTTGAGATGAACAGAGTCGCAGCAATCGGAGAGATCGCTTTCAACACAGCGAAAGCCGTCACAGCAGCAGGAGCTCTCGGTCCTCTTGCTCCCCTTGCTATCGCAGCAGCGACAACGGCAGCAGCAGCACAGACAGCCTCTGTCCTATCACAACAGCCTCCCAAATTGCATATGGGTGGTATGACTCCCGATGAAAGGACTGTAATCGTCAAGACAGGAGAGGCAGTTCTCGACAGCAGCACAGTCAATCGAATCGGAGGAGAGCCAGGGGTCCGAGCTCTACAGAATGGACAAGGATCCTCCCCGCAGGTTATTGTGATGAACCCTTTTAAACATTTTGATCGATACATGACAGACAGACAAAGAGCAGGACTGTCGACAAGATCGTCAAGGAGATCTTACTAATGGCAGACACGACACCGAGCTTTCTCAGAGGATTTCTTGTCCCTCTCGGACTGGGATCGAATAATGTATGGACATCAGAATCGACGAACACAGTTGCAGACGAGAGAGCAGGGGATCCAGTAGCGCAGCAAAATAACCCGATGCAGCTCATCGCGAAAGGAAGACAGTCCGGAGCATCAGACATAACCATCAAGACTCAGAGCTCCGGGTTCGCAGGAGACAAAGCAGGGTTTATATTTACCGACAATCAAACCTCCACAACGTACGGAAGAGATCCGCAGAATTCTCTTTCCAGGTTTCAGAATCTGGAATTCTCGACATCCGCTCTCAATGGAAAGTTTTTTCGACCTGCTGCTCTGGACACAGGAGACGGAGATCTTCTGATCTCATACACAGAAGAGACAACATCTCTCCACAGAGTACGAGTGAAAAAATTAAGGGTCGATGACGTATCGAGCGAGGTCACAGTATATTCTTTCTCTGCTCTGATCTCTATCGGATACAGGATGCTCTCTGATATATGCAAGCTTCCCGACGGGTCCTATCTTATCGCGATACTACAAGGTACAGCAGAAGCAGCGAACGTCTCGACTTTTGTGTCTGTAGATGATGGGGACACATGGACCCGGAGAACATTCAAAACACTCGAGGACGAGATACTCGTCGGAACATCGACAGGAGCAGGAACACTCACACACAACCCGCAGAGACTGAGGATTGCACAGACGCAAGGAGTGATACTCCTGATGATCGAAACACTGTTCAACGATACGAGCGCAACGAAGAGAAACCGCTTGATTCAGTATGCATCGACAGATCTCGGGGCCTCCTTCCGGAAGATCACCACAGACACAGAGATCGACGATCATTCCTTCCACAGTATCTCTCTCTATGCTTTCGATGGATTGTTTCGTCTTGCGTACTATGGCGACAAGGTTCCCAACTATATGACATTGCCGTCCGCTTTCACTTCTGCTCATGTCCTGAGAACAGCAGGATCGTTTCTCAGTATCTCAGGAGCCTCCTGCTCTGGGACCAATGATCTCATGACAGACGGAGATCTCATGTGCTATACCGATGACAATTCGTCTCATCATATCATCGCGCGAGATACAGTAACAACGAACAGTTATTTTATACACTGGTCACAGGATGCGATAACATGGAGGAAGCAGGGACAGACGATCAACGGCTTCGGGAGAGCACTCCAGACAGCAGACGCGAGCTCATCGATACAAAATAGCTACGCGCTATCCTGGACAGGCAAGACGATCGTCTTGACCGAATGTGTATCGACAGCGACAAATTTTTCTCTTCTTGCTCTGCATTTTGGGGGATATTCCTCTGTTACTCTTCCCGCAGCTGCTCTACTGGAAAGCGAGAAAGCAGAATGGAATCGATCAGGATACCGATTTAATTATCTCGGTCTGGACCTATACTCGAACTATTCTACATTGACACCGACAGGAGCAGGGACGGAGACACTAGACGCAGGAGGAGTCGCTCTCACAGCACAGAAGTTTTATACAGCATCTCCGAATCTGTCTGGCCTTCCCTCTTCGGACATTCTCGATCTCGGTCTCTTGGTACACTTTCGTATCGAGAGCATGAGCGGCGGAGACGTCACGAACAATTACAGAGGAGTGAATCTCAAGATAGACGATGGGAGCGCAGACTATGAGATCACAGTCCGGATCTCTCCTTCATCCATCAGGATAGAAGACGACAACGGATCGACAACAAAATTAACATTGACAGGATTATCTCTCAATCGTCTCGAGTGTCTGGTCTCTCTCAGTACTGGGAGAGTAACTTTGTTTTACCGAGACATTGACGCAATCGACAATAAAAAGAAATGGGTCGATGCTGGGACGTTTACAGGATTGACAGACGGAGGAGGAGGGAGCGCAGCTCACACAGTCCGATTCGGGAATCTACAATCTACAGGTACACTGAACACGCAATGGTCACACATCAATATAGCTCAGGGATTCCAGTTCTCCGAGACGTTACACGACTTTACGAATCCCGATGATCTCATGTTTCGGATCTATCCATCAGCAGGATCTTTCGCCTGGACTACAGACAATGTCTTGATCTCCACAGCAGACGGACAGACATACGAGGGAGACGAGTACAAAATAACACCAGATAGCAATTACTCAATCAATAATGTATTCTATTCGGTCTCTCCTACATCTCGCGTATTCTGGAGGAGCCAGGCTGTAACATCAGGAGCAGTCCCCGAGCAGAAGATAGCTTTAAAACTGGATCCGGACACATCGGTCCACATCAACGAATCTCTTCCGAATGACATCCTTGGGATCCACATCGCAGGACATAACTTTATAGAAGCAGAGCTTCAGTATTATTCCGGGGGATCATGGTCTGTCTTTGGTACGTTCAACACAGCAATATCATCGAAAGCGGTCCCAGAGGGGAGAACACTCAGAGGACATTCTTCTGCATCGAATCAACCATATTTTAAATATAACGAGCTCGCAGACTGTTATATCAAAATACAGACGGGAGGCTCGACTCATGTGTTTCGTAAGATTGTCAGCAATTCAGAAGGACGCTTCGGAGGCACATCGACAACGACAAAGCAGGCCGTAATACTTTTAGACGAGAGTGTAACTTTTTCGGGTATATCTAGTGGAGATGTAAGCATAATTCCGAAGAGCATGTCTCTCGTGATCAATTTGGACGGACTACGATTCGAAGCGATTGCGCTCCGTATACCGTCCCAAGAGACATACGACAAGGACATCCGGATCGGATTGCTGCATGTCGGATCGATACTCATCCCAGGGAAGCAATACCAGAGAGGACGGACGATCAATATAACCTCCGGAACAGAGAGCACAGAGACACAAGGGGGAGTCCTATATTCTCGCAACTACAGACCGAGCAGACGCACCTTCCGAATCGGATGGACAGAAGGGATCGACATATCGACATTGCAAGGAGACAATCCGGATCCGGACTACTGGACAGCCTCTCTCTCTGGATCAAAGGAACCGATCGCAATCGCGAACGATGTCCCGTATCTTCTTCAGGGACTGCTCGACTATCTACAAGGAGAGAAGACACCGATCGTATATCTACCATTCATCGAAAAAAGTAACAACCCGAGAGAGCTCCTTCGGGATGATGAACAAGCTCTCTGTGTTCTTGTCGGAGACATACAGATCGAGTCCGTGCTAGGTAACGAATTGCAGAGCACGAGTGGAGAGCTTATGAGAGTCGGGACAATGACACTGCAAGAGGTTTTATAATGAGAGTGTATCCCAGTATCGACTTTCTCGAGACAGACATATGCTTCCTCGCAGAGGTCGATGTTTTCGGGACTGTATTTTATTTTTCATCCTTTCCGATTGTTCTGTCTGTGGAAGGAGGAGGAGAAGTTCTATACACAGGAGGACTATCGGATCCGGAATACTTTCAAGGACTCGAGGAGATCGGACAAGTCAAGCTATCACAAGATAGCGTCGCGATGTCTCTCCGCTTTCCTTTCGATGTCGCGAGAAGACAGCTGCTCGGCAAGGGAATAGAAAATGCTTTCGTGACGATCTCATATGTAACGACGAAGAAGAGACAATCCCAGCAGACATTTAACGAGCGTATTCCAATATTCAAGGGAATAATCAGAGAACCCGTGTACGGATACCCTGGACTTGATAGCGGTACGTGTGATTTTTCCGTAGAGAATGAGATCTTCGTGTCTGACTCGTCTCTGCTACGGATGATCAATAAAGACCTAACAACTATCGGGCAGGGACAATTCTCCAGAGGAAATTACGCAGGAGGAGGACTGATTGAGAGCGTGATCAGCAATGGACTTCTCTCTGCTGAGAAGAAATTCGAAGGAAAGATTGTTCCAGCTGTCATCGGCTCACCAGGCAAAACAACGAGACCCGACGGAACGACAACAAATTATCCTTCGACTCCTGCGTATATCATTGCTCTTGATGCTTCCTCTCCTCCTGTGCAGGGTTATTTTGTCATCGCAGGACATCCAACAGAAGCAGACACAATCACCTTCGAGGACAATAACGGAAACATAAATTTTTCGGTAGCTGTCAATCAGGCCCCCGGAGCGAAAGGACAAGTATTCTCTTATGTGAAAGTATCCGCAAACGATATAGACATCGATGTCAACAAAGAGAACCTACAATATTTTTGTCGATGGGTGGGAACAGGAGGAGGAGCAGTATCTCCGTACACAGGAGATACTCTATCAGGAGGAGGAGATCTTCTGTATTGGGCTCTGTCTTCGTTGGGTGTGCTCTTCGATCGGTCCGCTTTCGAGTCGGTTCGAGGACTTCTCAATCAGTACAAATTCGACGGATACATCAACGATCCCAGTATCAAGATCTATGAGTTTCTCCAAAAGTATATTATTCCGATGCTCCCGGTCACAATCGCGAACGGAGCAGAGGGACTGTATCCGATCATCGACTGGAGACTGACAGATAACTTCTCTCCCAGGATAGAGATAGAGACGTCTGAAGTGTTCAAGAGAATCAAGCCAGTAGAGACACGATCAACGAATATAATCAATGATCTTACGGTTCAGTATGCATCAGGATTCGTTCGGTCTCTTGCTCCTGTCGATAGCGGACAGATACACCAGATTGCAGAGGGATCCGAGTATCACGGGACAGTCTACATCAGAGACAAGAGAAACGAAGACGCTGCTCTCCCCTATGAGATTGTTTCTCCATACAGTATACAGTCTGTCCAGAGATACGGACGGCAGGAGGGGACACTCTCTCTCGAGTACGTACACGACAGAGACACAGCGATCAAGATAGGAATGGACTTGATCAGACGGAAGGCACTCCCGGAGAAGAGGACACAGTATCAAGCCGCTTTCTCATTTGGTTATCTTCGTCTCGGAGACGTGATATCATTGACAGATCCGGATCTCGGACTAGAGTCTGCAAAGGTGCAGATCGTCGGGAAAGCATACGACGGAGCAGCATGGTTATATGATATAATGTACCAAGAGACTACGATAGACTTAAGAAGAGTGACAACATGATAATTAACAATTGGAAGAAAGTCATGCCTCCTATTTTGCGACGTGTCGAGTCGATGGGATACAAGATTTTCACACAAAAAGATTACGACTTGAACCTGATCGGAGTCCGCTCTCCGTCTCGGACGCCAGGACGATTCGATGATATGTTCCATTGCGTATACAAAGATCGGGGAGACTGGATCGAAGAGCGTTATGTATGTACGACAGACGCCTCTCTTGAGCAGCATCTCAATCCCGGCAACAGCAAAGGAGTCGCGGTTCTGAAGCCTGGACAATATCGCGGAGCATGGAAGCTCGACATGCATAGAGGGAAGTATCTCGCTCTGTGTCAGAGAAACGCGAAGGTCACTGTCTATCGAGATAACAACAAGGACAACAAGACAGACTATCTTGAGGAAGACACAGGGATGTTCGGAATCAACATCCACAGAGCGCACAAAAGCAAATTAGTCGACTCTACTCGCTACTACTCGGCAGGATGTCAAGTGATACAAAACCCTGCTGATTTTGCTCGTCTGATCGGTCTCGCACAGCTGCAAGTCGGTATCGGATACGATTCATTCTCATACACGCTTATCGAAGCGGACCCCATGGAGGAGGAATGGATCAAGCGACTGTAACAAATTTATGGATGGATCTCGCGACGAATGCTCCCTTCGTTGGCTTTCTCCTGTATCAATACTGGGACCAGAGGAAGACGAACAAAGAGCAGCGCGACGAGATGAAGGAGATCCGCAGAGAAGCAAGAGAACAAGAGCAGACAATCCGCGATCGCTTCGAGAAGGTGATCCGGGAGCTCAACCAAGACAGAGACCACCTTGTCTCCTCGTTTTCCGATCGGATCATGTCTCTTGAGAGAGGACAGAAGAAGCTCTTCGCAATATTGGAACCTCTGAAGGAGCAGATACAAGAGATGAGGATCAAAGAGCAGATCAAAGAACAAGTCAAGGGATAATTACCTAATCCATCTCTTTAGAGAGCGGACGATCTTTCGGAGCTCATGAGCGATACGCCAGAACGAGCGAGAGAACACAGAGCAACGATAGAGACGATGGTATAACCTGAAACAGTCGAGAGCGTCTGTCTTTGCTCTGTGCGCTCCTTCTGTGCTCCAGTTATAATAATCTCTGATGTTATCCATAGATAGCGATCCGATATGCGGTATGTGCTCATGTGCGAGAGTGATTGTGTCTATCAGTCTCCGCTTATACATTGCTTTCACTCCGTGCTGATGCAGCAGCTCCGCGATAAAGGACTCATCGAAGCGGATGTTATGACCGATCAGTATCGCGTCTTTTGTCAGTTCGGAGATCATCCGAGCAGCTTCTTCTTGCTCTTTCGCTTCGTACCATTCTTTGATAGAGAAGCGGTTTATATCGAGAGCTCTCGGGTCTGCTAGGTCCAGACGCTCCGGAGACAATTTCTCTACCCATACCAGAGGAGGAAAGCCGTCAACACATCGGATGATACATATCTCTATGATCTCGTGTATCTCTGGATTCAGTCCTGTAGTCTCTATATCGACAAAGCATTTTATCTCGCTCATATTATTTTCCCTATTTTGTTGTCATATCGTGAACAATAGTATAACATAGAGAGACCTATTGACCAAGGAGACACAATGACAGATTATGTCACGACAGACGAGATCGACTTCTCGCAATGGTTGAGCGATACGCTTAACACATACAAAATAAGCAGCTCACAGCTAGCAAGAGAGATCGACGTCAATCGATCGACGGTCTCTCTGTGGAGATCCGGACAACGACTCCCGACGTGCAGATTGAAGGTCCGTATCGCAGACGCTCTCGAGAAGAGAGATATCGATAACAAGTCTGCATTGTTGAGAGAGATACTGTGGAGATGTCATGTCTCCGAGTGGAGAAACAATGCGTAGATCATTCAATCCCGATCTTCTTCCGAAATCTCCTCCGAAGAGGGAGAAGACGAAAGGATGCAGAAACACGAATCGACGCTTCCCGGAGATCCGTAATTTCTTCGATCTGTACATCTCTTTATCGAGAGGGAAGTATGTCCGAAAAGAAATGGCAGCTGCATGCATATGTAGTACACAGAGCGTATCACACTGGAAGCATGGCACTCCTCCAGGGAGACAAGCTCACAGACACATATCGAGATACTTTGCTAAGATCACAGGGATCTCCGCTCCTCTGATCTTGAGTGATCTCGAGTATGCATATCATACAGGATTCCAAAGATGGTACGCAGAAGAGAAGCAGAAGAAGGAGACAGAATGATCCCAGTACGATCCGAGCACGTCAAGCGAAAGGGAAGACAGACAGAGATCGTCTGTCTAACCCAGGAGGAGCAGACAATCTCAGGACGGGACTGTCTTGTCTCTGTGGCTGTTACTCGCTCCTCATCGGGAGGACAGTATGTCACGATCGTCTATATCTATCCAGATCATCCGCGATATGACTTTGCAACATGCAGCTGTCAAGGATGGTATTTCAAAACGATCTGCGGACATGTCTCCGCAGTCCTTGACAAAGCAACACAGGAGAGAGTATGATAATCGAGATTGCTCCGACAGCATGTCCTCGGCCAAGAGTGACACGATCGGGAAGGGTTTATTATCCAGTGAAATATCGCGAGTGGGTCAAAGAGATGAAGGAGAGACTGTCGGATGTATACATCCCTGACGGTCCTATCATGGTTGAGCTCACTTTCGTAATTCACAGACCGAAGCGTCTCGGAGCAGGACAAAGAGAGTATCATGACAAGAGACCCGATCTTGATAACCTAGTAAAGTCTGTTCTCGATGCTCTTCCCATAAATGACGATGCACGAGTCGTCAAGATCGTCGCAGACAAATTCTATGCCTCATCCGATGAGGGACCATCGATCGAGCTCATGATACAAAATGCTCCGATCTATACAACAATATAAAAAAATACCCTGCTCTGATAGGAACAAAGCAGGGTACACAAGGATAATTTTACAACACAATACACGACACGAGGAATGAAACAGCATGTCACGCCTATACAATATAACCGCTTTCCCGAATATACTCAACCCCTATAAACAATTTAAACGTTGTTATTCATGGACCAATCTCTGTCGCTTTTTGGGAGCAGACAGAAAACCAGTCGAGAAACTACAGCAGGGATGCTGGTCCCCTGCTGTCTTTGATGGAAAGAGAGCAGCAGAGAATGTGGTCTCTTTGTCCTGTATCGTCATCGATATAGATCACGATGTCGAATTCTATTCGGTCGGAGCAGTTATGATACTGCATCGAATGCAAGCCTATACACACACAAGTGTATCACACAATCCATTTAATGAAGATCGGTTCCGTCTCGTTATGCCATTATCAGAAAATGCACCTGCGGAAGAATGGAGATATTATCATATGGCTGTCAAAAAGTGGTGGGATATGATTTTTCGGGGTCCAAAGTTCGACGAAAGCGCTAAGGACGCTAGCCGCGCGTACTTTGTCGGGTATCGAACGAAATGGTACAAAGAGAATCATTTTGATGGAAAGATTCTTGACTGGAAAGGAAGAGCACAGGACGCGAAGAGAGACTATCTCGCAGAGCGTAGACGTATCGAAGCAGAGAGAGAGCAGCGTCTCGAGGAGCTCCGGAAGAAGGAGCAGCAGCTGGGACAAAATAGAAGCTACACGGACAACAGACGGATGAAATATCAGCAGCTATCCGAATGTCCAATAGAGAGAAGAAAGCTTGCTGTCTTCCTGGGATCGACCATGAAACACGGAGACGCAGGAGAGCGCGCGACGGGCTGGACCTGTCCCCAGTGCAATAGAAACGACTGTACATTCTTCTTTATCGACCCGATACGCAAGGACAATAACCAGAGCAGCAGTCTAGCGTATTGCATGCACAGATCGTCATGTGGCTTTCGGAAAAGCCTCGGATACTTGGCAGAAATAAACGGATACCTATAGGAGACAACAATGAGATTGAAACCGTTTTTCTCTTATTATGGCAGCAAGTATACAATTATTGAGAAGTATCCAAAACCAGAAACGGAGACTATTATAGAACCTTTCGCGGGTAGTGCGCAATATGCAACAAGATACCCACATAAAAAAGTTATTTTGTATGATCTTGACGATAATATTTTTCAAGTATGGAATTATTTAATCAATGTCTCAGAAAGGGAGATTATGTCAATGGATCTCAATTTTGAGCATATAGATCATTCATCTTTATCGCAAGAACAAAAAATCCTTTGTGGCTTCTGGATTCACCAAGGTTCATGCTGGCCAGGGAAAACAAGATCACCAAGAGCGATAGAGAATAACATCCATTGGAAAAAAAGAGTTAGTTCTCAGCTGAAACATATCAGACACTGGAAAATATATCATATGTCATATGATCAAATTCCTGATCATGTTGGAACATGGTTTATCGATCCGCCATATACAGAGAAAGGTCACAAGTATAGACAATCGAGCAAAAATATCGACTATGACAATCTAAGAGAATGGTCACTCCAGAGGCAAAATTATCATATAGTATGCGAGAATTTTGGAGCCATTTGGATGGATTTTTACCCGATTTGCACACTTAAGAACAGCAAGAACAAACAGACGACAGAAGTAATTTATACAAACATACCTAAGAGACAATTGTCTCTTTTTGAGGAGACAACATGAGCAATACACAACAACTACACAGCACAACGAGCGCACGAATCGAGATACTAACGAATATGGGATTCGACATCCGGATCCGGAGATCAGACTCAGGAGACAAAGTTCTCGCGTCTCTGTACAACATCACGCAGCTGCTGAGACATCACCCTGTCTTTAAAGGTCGATCGTATTACGATTCTTTTGCGGAGTCTGTCCGATGGGAGGACTCTGTCGGAGACTGGGGAGAGATTACGGATCACGATGTCGATATGATCCGGTATGTCTGTCAGGATCGATGGTCTGTCAATTTCAAGAAAGACGACATCTTCGCAGCAGTCGAGATCGTAGCCAAGGAGCACAAGAAGAATCCCATACATGATTATTTTGATAGCATCCGAGGGAAGTGGAAGCCGGGAGACGAGCCAAGAGCGGAGAGACTTCTGATCGACTACTTCGGAGCGGAAGACACTAGAGTCAACAAAGCATATTCTCTTCGATGGTTGATCTCTGTCGCTGCTCGCACATATGCCACAGTACGAAAGCCGATCAAAGCAGACGCGATGCTCGTCCTGTATGGAGGACAAGGAATCGGAAAGAGCACGGCTCTGCGCTGTCTGTGCTTCTCGAATGTGCTGTCCGGTCAGTACTTCGGGGACAGTGAACTCTCTATGGATAACTATCGGGAGAGTGTGCAGGCTATTCAGGGAAAAGCTATCTATGAGCTCCAAGAGCTAGCGAAGAGGACAAAGGATGTCAGAGTAGAGAAAGCATTCTTGTCTCGAGACTATGATGACGTCCGGCTCCCATACAAGCGATCATATCAGAAGTTCGCCAGAAAGACGATCTTCTGTGCTACCACCAACAAAAAGAATGTTCTCAATGATGCATCCGGATCTCGTCGGTTCTGGTGTGTTGACCTGGGACGCCAGAAGATCGACATATCCAAGCTGAGACAGGATCTCGATCTCATATGGTCCGAAGTTCTGTATCACTACGAAGCAGGAGAACAGCACTATCTTACAGACGAAGAGGAGCAGCTGCGCGTCTCGTCTGCTGCTGACTTTACGGATCCTCATCCTCTCGAGGATGCTGTGTTGGATGCTGTGTCTCTTCTCTCTCCTCCGTATACAGTGTCGCAGATACTGGAGCATATCTACAAGGATCCAGACCCGACAAGATACTCTATCAAGCATCTCGACAAGTCTACACGACAGAATCAAGCGATTATCTCAGACATCCTGCTGTCCAATAATTTTGTCTATGCTCGCAGGAAAAAACACGAGAATGCATCGAAACGTCTCCGGGGCTGGTGGCCGGCATAATTGGACGCGTCCACAGTTTGACCAGCAACGAAACAGACAAAAACCTCGTGATATACGGGGTTTTTTTATTGCGTCCACGAAGTCCACGGACTTTCTTATAACTTTTATAATTACCCCTTTTTATAAAGTTTATAGAAAAAGTCCAATTATATAGTAAAACAGAGGA